TATCAATAAGATTTACCCCTGTTATAAGATAAGCAGGATTAAAATTTAACGTAGTATCTACACCACCTCCATTATCTATACTGATAACGTGATATGTTAATATATCTGTCAATACATTATAAGATACTATTAAATCAAGCTTTCCTGTTGCCCCAACACTAAAATCAGAATCGTGAACAAACCAATAAATGGTTTCATTTGCACTATCTGCAATAGCTCCTATACATCTTGCGTTAGTACTTAATGGAACTCCGTTAAGATATGTTAATTTGGTTAATGATAAATTTCCTTTCGTATTTTCAATTACCCCAACTTCAGCATTTTCAGTTGAGCCCATTCTAATATTCATAGCATCAACATACTCGCCATCAGGAAGAAGGCGTTGGTCAACGATTTTATTCATTCTACCCGCTAAAAAATTTCTTGTGAAATTTGCCATACTATTTAATTATCTTATCCATACCTCTTAAATTCATTAAGAGTCTTCCCGGATGAATATTACTAATTCTTATTCTTGCATTTCTTAATAGTGCAGTTCTATCTTTTCTTGCTCGTGCTACCACATATTCTTGAACATTAAACTTAGAGTTCAATATCTCATATTTTATTGCAGCATAAATATATTGCTCAAATAATTTGTTTACTGTAATTAAAGAGTTGTCTCCTCCCTCCATACCATCTGAAACATATTCAAGAATACAAATTTCTCCCGCCATACTTGAGTCAAAATTTATAACGCCTGTTTTTTTATCAATATTAAAAGTAGGATTGAAATTAGCTGTCTCTGTATTTAATCCAAATCTTGTTTCAAAATACCAATTTCCATTATCGCACCAACCTTCCATACCGTCAAATTGATTACCATGGTTTAAGTAAATACTTTTTTTAAGTTTAGTCAATCTATCGTAATCAATATCAGAGTATTGAGGTTTTAATATATTTCCAAGTTGGTCAAACAAAATATTCCCTTGTTGGTCTTGAAGATATGCGTTAGAAGATAAGGTCTGAATATTTTCAGTCAAAGGTCTTAATAAACCATTTTTGTATAAAGAAATACGAACCCAATTAACATAGTCCGATGGAAGCACATATCTTAACGAATCTGCCACGCTTAACTCTAATATCTTGATTTCCTTAAACGCATCGTAATTAAGCTCTTGTATAGCTCGTTTTGCGTGAAAAATTATTTTGTATTTTTCTACATTATTTACTAATGAGTGGTTCCCTGAATACATCAATAAAAAATTATTAACTACATCATCTAAACTAACGTACTGATAAGACCCCCAATTTTTATCTTCAGGTGTGTTGCCATTATTGTCGTAATATTCATATTGCGATATATATGCCATTTTTTATATTTTAATATTTAACTTTCTATTTTTGCTTGTTGTGCCATACCAAATTGAGCAACCTCTGTTTCACGAATAGATATACCACAATATTGTAATATTTTTGCTACTAACTTATAATTATCTGAATCAGGTAATTCAAAATCCTGATAATCAGGTTGTGATTGGTCAAATGCAGGTTCTCCACTTATTAATGATATGTAAGTCCATTTTGGAGGTTTAGGGTATCTAAAATATACTGCTTCAACTTTTCCTTTAGCATCTATGGTATCGGGGAATAAAGTAATTCTTTCTGCTTCCAAAGTATATGCCGGAAAAAATTCAGAAGGACTTGTAAGAGAAGATGCGTTTAATGTTGTTATTTTTCCAACACTAACTTTATCAGCTTCCTTAACTGCTTTTGAATAAATATTATAAGCTTGACCTGTAGCTGTAAAGGTATTTAAACTTAATGTCAATGACGTATTTGAAAATATCTGTGTAATAGTATCTGTAGCGCCTGTATTTTGATTAACAACAACGTCTCCAACAGATAAACCATCAGATAAAAATGTTGCTGTAGAGTCTATAAGTAAATTTGAGGAAAATGATGTAGTTGTTCCTGATGTTAATTTTTTTGTATGACAAAGTATTTTAAGAATATAATACGCATAATTTCCAACCGTAGTAGGAGTAGGTACAGAATATTTATTTCCGCCTAGATTAGCTAAATAATTTGTAACTAAAAATCCTTCTAAAGTTTCTCCAATAGGTCCTTCTATTTCTGCATAATCAGTACCTGCTGTTCTTGCGTTTTCAGCATTTATTGATTTATTATAATCACTATAATAATTTTCATATAATTCCATTTGTGCATTTACTGCATACAAATTAAAATCTGATGGAGAAATATATCCATAATTATTTTTATTTAATATGGATAATACTGAGTTCCTAACTTCGTTTATCATTTTTTAAATCTTTTTACAAATATACATAAAAAAAAGCACAGAAATAATTCTGTGCCAATTTTCAACTATGAGGATAATTATTGAGGTAGATTAGCCTCTAACATCTTTAATGAGTCTATGCCTTCATCACTTGATAAGAAATGACCTGCAATCTCATAAGGGTCTTCTCCGTATGGAACTGATACCATTTTCTTTCTGTTAGTTGGCGTACTAAACCAAACCTCTTTATCATTGTTGCGTAATGCTAATAACTTCTCTTCAAAGAATAAACGAATTTTAGCTTGAAACTGCAATTCAGGGTCATTCAATGTAGCCAAGAATCCTCTTGGGTCATTTTTAGCAAACACTAAAATATCTCTTTTTAATTCTGCTGTTGAAATTGTAGAAGGGTCTTTTCCAAACATAACTCTTGTTAGAGTTTCTAATTGTTCAAGAGAAAGTTTTCTAGCTTCAACTAATGCATCTACTTCAAGTTCTAAATCTTCTACTTCATAAGCAGCATCTTTTTCATCATCTACCTCAACAAAAATCCTTCCATTCAAAGGATGATAATGTAGAAATGATTGTAATGCAGGATTTGTTCTTGGAACGCTTAAAAATCCGTCCTCAAACATAATTGGTTCAATGATTGCATTTCCATCTTGTTCGTCTTCAAATGGAGACTTTTGATTTATTGCATATCTAAGAGCACGGTTTTCATTCTTTTTTTCATCATACCACATAAGTGGAAACCGTGGATGATTTCTTGCCGCTAAACTATATGATAACGGGCTTCCTATTGTTAATTTGTAGACTTTGTCTATTGTAGGTGTTGTTGCCATTTTAATAATGATTTAATTTAATTTAATTTAATTTTTAACTAAAAAATATACAGAGGGACACTGATGTCCCCCTGTAATATTTAAACTGTATATTAACCGTAACGGAATAATACGAAGTTATTTGCACCCAAAGTACATACACATCTTTCAGACAAGAAGTTAACCTCCATTGCATCTAAGTCAGATGTTTGAGCTCCACCGGCAGAACCTGTAATCCACGTTTTGTATCTACGGTCTTCAGCTTCTGAAGCACGGTATCTTACGTGTAAGAAAGGTCGTTTTGCGTTTTTACCCATGATTTGGTCATACACTGAAGTAGAACCTGCGGGAACCATAAGACCTGTGATTGTACCTGTAGCGGTTGCAGCACCTGCACCTCCAACTAAACCACCTCTCATAGTAGGGTCGTTCAAATATTTCCAATCAGATTTGTAGAAATCATAACCTCTACGGAATCCTGTGAATCCTAAGTTCAAAGCCATGTCAACATCATTGTCGAATAAACCGAAAGATGCAGATTGAGCAACACCACCTGAAGTATAACCATTCAATGTAGCTAACATATTGTCGATGTCAAAAGACAATCCACGGTTAACAAACACTACGTTTTCTTCGATAGCACCTTGTTTGTCCAAACGAGAAACAATAGTATCCCAATCAGTCAAAGAAGTTGGTGTACCACCACCCCAAACGTTACCTCTTTTGTTAACTACGTAGAAGATACCTTCAGAACCACCTTGACCTGCAGCATTTCCAAGAACTGCTTGAGCACCTGAACCTGTTTCAGCAGGAACTGCTTCAATCATAGCTGTTTCTAAATAATCTTCAAAACGCAAACGAGTTTCGTGCTCTGATTTCAAATACCACAAGTAACCTGTAGCACCATTTTCAGTAGTAACTTCAACCCATCCGATTTGAGCCATATCAGACCCATTAACAGAATATTTATCTTTAATGATAATAGGTTTGTTAGAGTAGATTTCATCTTCTGCTTCCAAAGAACCAACCATTCCGGTAGTTCCTTTTTTAAACTCAGAACCATAAATGAATACAGTACAAGCAGTAGATACAGCAAATGCTTGTCCTGTTGCCTCGTAGTAAGCTACTGTGAAAGTAACTGCTGAAGGAACCGCAGTAACGATTGCTTTGTTGTAAACACCTGTAGTGTTGTTTTGAATCATAAGAGTTTGTCCAACTCTAATTGCAATGTAAGTAACACCTGCATCAGCTACAGTAAAAGTTGCTGTGTTAGAATTGATTGCTGCTCCTGATGTACAGCTTGTGTACTTAATGTGAAGACGACCTTGTTCTGCCCATTTGATTTGGTCAGAGTTAGAAGGCATCTCAGCACCTACCATTCTCAAGAATGATGCGATGGTTCTATTACCATAACGCTCGAACTCTTTTTCATAAGTATCAGGAAGATACTGATTCAAAAAGTTAAAGTTGGTAATATAGTTAGTCTGTAACGCTACTTGCTCCGCTGACGGTTGTAATGCATAAGTAGGCGTTGGGTTTAATTGACCTGCCATTTTTCTTTAATTTAAAATTTATAATTT